TCTAAGTAACCAAGAACAGGGAACGCTTCCTTGCCAACAAAAGGGACTGAGAAGGGTTGTACCATTCCTGGCGCACGAACACGAATAGGCTGTCCAATGTCTGTGTTTAAGACATCATCGATGTTGACTTGTCCTTCGACAACAGCCATTCGTGGGAAAATAGAATGTCCTAGCGAGTCGAGTGTATCTCGCATGATCTGTGATTTTGCTGCTTGGATTGGTTTGAGATAATCCGCAGGGCATGATCCGATAGCTGTATGAGGTTCAGGATCAGGGCAAAACATAACAATAGGCAAATCATCCCATTGTTCAACATTGAGAATATGTAACCCATCTCCGATTGTGCATACTCTGATTCTTTCATCAATACCATCGCCATCAAAATCATAAAACAGATAATGTTCGATGTATAAAACATCTTTACCGCCTGAATCATTACGATCTGGATAAACCATATTATCAAATGGATTACGCGCTTGTTGCTCATCGTAACTCTCAGGATCGAGAGTTGTACCTGCATATGAGGCATACTCTTCTATTTCGTCTGCATCATAACCCATCGCAACTAACTCTGAAACTGACTTAATCATTCGGTGTGCTACATACGAGGCAGATTTAATATCTCTTGCGTGTCTTGAGATCAATACCTCTTCAGGTGGTATGGCCTCTAAACACACTTGGTTTTTAGCTTTCACTCTGCGAATGGTAATGTCATACATCGCAGGGATTTCTTGTGTTACCTCTTCACCACTCACAGGATCAACTGTGGTAATGCTTTGCATGGTGACAGACTCTTCAACAATCTCAACATTCGGATCTAACACTAAGGCTTGATAAGCCTGTGGATCTAACCCGGTATATTCATGGGTGGATGCTGTGATTGAATCGTCCCAAAAGCCCTTAACAAAACCTGTCTTTCTCACCAACGCATCTTTAAATGCAGAGTACAAAACATTGAAACCCTGATTCTTTTGTTGAACGATGTAGTTGATGTAGTCGGTTTGTTGCTCTGCCAGGGGAATATCTTCAGGGCCATTGGGGACGAACTCGACTACCTTCTTAGTACCAAAAAAAGTACGCATAACAGAAGGCAACATAAATAAAACTGTATCTCTAACATCGGTAGAAACAAATTCTGACTGTAAGGTCGAAGTGGCTTCAGGTTCACTACCAAGATAATACTCAGTTGACTCAGCTCTCTCTTCTCCGACTTGGTGGATGAAGTCTTTTGCATCATCCATCTCAGATTTAATTACACCGACTAAATCGATCATGCTTGATTCTTCATCAACTTGCATCTCGATTTCTGCTTCGATTTCTTTAACTTTCTTTTTCGCCATATAAAATTATCCCACTCTAAATATTCTGGACTTCAGAGGTTTCTTGAAATTATAACCTAAATAACTTTGGCTTCCACCAAAACTTGCGGCACTACTCGCCATGGTCAACGCAAGTGCATCGGCTTTGTCAGGAGATTTTATACCTCTTTTTCGCATTTCGTCTTTACTCTCTATCTTTATCTTCCCGGTAGAGGTATATTTATATTGAGGCGCAGCCAATTCCGAGGCAAGCTCATCATTTTCAGGAAGTCGGCAATCACGCTGCGCCAACCAATCTTTTACAGCAAACCAAAGTTCTGCTCTTAAATTCAAATAGTTCTTTTTCGTACTTGGTGCTTCCGCCACATTCACTCCGCGCACAGGGAGATTTTGCTCTGCGAGGCGATCCACGACTCCTGATCCTAGACCAATCACATCAACTAAAATCTCTTGTGGTTGTTCCATCGCAGTCGCATCGTCATAAAGATTCTTCACCGCACCGCAGAGTTGCATCAAGTCCATCGACTGGAAGGTTTTAATCTCAATGACAGTATTCCCTTGGCGCACGCACAGCGCGGAGTTATCGCCACCGAATCTTGCAACGTCTAACCCCCAGAGAATGGGCGCGGAGGCGGCGAGGGCTACGTCACGTCCCATAGCCGATCTAATTAATTCCATTGGTATGACAGTATCATCGTCTGCTTTGGGAAACTCGCCCATAACTTCCACACGCGATACAGTCGAATCTTCTCCGTATTGTTCGATCATCTTTTGGAACAGATCTTTGTCTGTGCCTTCAACATCGCGAGAGTCGATTTGTTCTGATTTCCAGAAAGCGCGTTTGGAGTGGAATGAATCGTAGAATGGCCCTGTGTTTCTGCGCGGGTTGGAGAAAGTAAACCAATAGCGATTGGGCGTGGGTTCTGAGAAGAAACCTTCAGATACCGAGTAGATGGGCGCAGGGATACCTGAAGCCTCATCCATAATTAGACAAACACCATATGAGGAGTGAATACCTGCAAACGCATCTGGATTTTCTTCAGACCAAAGCTGTGCTTGTGCGTAGTAATATCCTGTGTCTATTTTTAGATCACGCACTAAGGCTTCTTCAAACCAACCAGCAGGTTTAATCGTGGTTGCTGTTTTTTGAAACCAATGTGAGTTAATTGCTAGGGTTAGCCATTTACCTAACTCAGCCCATGTTCTACTTCTAAGCTGTTGTTCTGTGTTAGCTGTAACGATAATCGTGCCACCTAATCTTGTGGATAACATCCATAAAATGATCCAAGCCACTAATGCTGATTTACCAATACCACGACCTGAAGCTACTGCAAGTCTAAACATCTCAGGCATATCAATTACATTGTTTCTTTGAATATGTGTCGAAATTTCCCTCAAAATTTTTTCTTGCCACTTCCTTGGCCCTGAGAAATGTTCGAGGGGGGTGTCCTTTTGTCCCCAAGGGAATACGAATTTAACAAAATTATATGGATCATCTTTGATATTAATTGACCATATTTCAGTCATTAATTCTTGTTCTTGTTTTACATCGTATTTCATAGCAAAAATTTAGTTATGTAGTTCTATATTTTTAACCCCCGCCGCAAAAGTGACCTGGGGGGTAACAAGATCGGAGAGTTTGATCCTGCCGGGCAACCCAGGTCTGACATGATAACCAGTAAGGGAGATGAGAAGTGACCACGCCTAGCCCGTATTTTCTTTGTTTGACAGCGTGTCCTCTGAAAGGACACGTTGTGAAGTAAGTTCTGGTTTGTTTATGTGGCCTTCAATCACACGATTTTTAGCCGAATCTAGGATTTGCGCAAGATTAACTTGATGCTGCACCTCATTTTTATCCATCCAAGCGGAGCTGTCCCTGTTTTTGAGGAAAAATATCTGCGCTTGAACAGATCCGTTGATTGCTTCCTGGTACAAAGCGTTGGTTACATCGGCAACTGCTTTTGCTCTTCCTTTCTTCAAAGCGCTATCAAAATTTCCCTTTTCGCGTTTTCTACGAGCTATCGTGGAAACAGATGTATTCAACAGCTCTGCAATTTGTCGTTCAGACAAACCATTACCTGACCATTTTTCAATGTTTGCATAATCTTCTTCGCTAAACTTAATTCGTTTGCGACCAGATTTACCTTTTAAATAACTATAATCTTTATCCGACATACTCAGATTCTACTTTAATGCAACAAATATCCCTATAGGTTTTGACATACTTAATGAGGTAAGAGTGTAGATTTGTGTTGCATTGTGTATGCTATTTGATATAATTATTTTGTAGCCAAGGAAAGCTACCAAATTTAAGGAAGGTAAATGAGAGTTAAATTAAAAGAAAACAAAGATTGGGAAGGAAACTTCAATGGCACATATTGTGTTTTTCTAAACGGAAGAGAAGTTGGTAATGATGCCAATAACATTACACTTGATAACGAGTGGAATCCTAGAGGTATTAAAACAATTTATATTGAAAGCCCTTACAACTATGCTGAATATATTGTCGGCGAAACAAAGACCAACAAGCGCTTTGAAATTTCTGGTGGTCGTAAAGCTGGTGGTAGACATAACGATTGGTGGCTTGACGTTGATGGTGTTTGTGTTGGTTACGACAACAATGCAAAAAGACTTATTCAGTTGTTAGTTTGTGTAGAGTGGACTGATGAGCAGATTGAATTATCTAATCGTATTTATAAAAGACAGGTTAGCTAATGATCCAATACCAAGAAGAAAAAGTTACAGCTAAGACAAAAGCTAAACACGAAGTATCAGACTATCTCATGGAGTTGTTTAACAATCCTCAGAGATACATCAAAGACTTAGGCGAGCTAACCACCAAAGAGCAAGATGAAGTCCTCAGACATATTAGTTTGTTTGAGGATCGAATCCATAAAGTTCTTGGTGTTAGTTTCAAACAGATAGACAGTAAAACCAATTTCATTAAAAATATATAGGAGAGTAATTATGGCAATTCATATGACAAGATATAAAGGTAAGAAGGTTCAAGGCAAAGGAGAAGAGTTCATGGAAGAACTTAGACGAATGGTCGCTGAACACAAAGCCAAGGAGAAGAAAGGTGACTCAGTACAAAGACAAGCTAAATAATCGGAGAGAAGAATTGATAGAAGAACAAATGGATAAGACTTGGACTTCTATCTATTCTCAATGGGACAAGCGCAATCCAAACGCTGAGAACTACAGAAAGACCATTTATGCAAGTGGTAGAGAAGTTACACAAAACCATGATAGTGATTGGAATGAAGTAACTTATCAAGAACCAATGCGCAGATGGGTTTTCAGGAAAGCATTTAAAAAATGACACAAGTTTTGCTATGGGTACTGTTTTTTCTCTGTTTACTTGTATTTATATCAACAGTATCCATGGCACTCTATCTAATCGTTAAGGACAAGGTATGAAAAAATTTATTGAGTGTTCAGAGTGTGGTAATTATTTTGTTAAATACCATAAACGTAAAACTTGTAGCAACGAATGTTCAAGGCAACGTCAATATAGACTGAATAGAAATTCATGTAGTGTTGGAGATGTAACAGAATCAGAGGGTTTTGATATCTATGAGCTTGAGTGTTGTTCAGTTGATCCAAATATTCTAAGACAAGCAGAAGAATATGAAAGTCGTTCAAAATATGATTGGGAGATGTTTAGATTCTTTGTTTTATTAAACAAAACCAGATCAGGTCAATTTCCAAACAAACCAAAAGACACAAGTTCAATTAAATGAGCAAACAAGAACACAGACTGATCCAACACCTCAAGAACGAATATAAAAAGATGAATAAGGATCAGCTTATAGAAATTATCCTTAATCAACTAAGGCCACACATAAACAGAAAACCAAGCAATGGGAGATAAATTATGGTTAATTATCCTTGTGGATGGTTTGATCCAGAACAATTACCAAAATGAGCAAACTTAAACACCAACAAGTAATGAAACTTTGTGTCATGACAGAAGAAGATGTGTTTAACGACAAGACATCAACTGAAGAAATGATGGAGATCATTGCGGATGCAATCACTAATAAAAGATTTTACTTTGAATTAATTAATCCAAAAAAAGATAAGGAGAGCAAATGACTTACGAAATAGCAGAATATAAATATGCGTGTCACCTTAGAGATAAAGGTTATGTCGGTGAATTACCCTATCCAAGTCCAAAACATTCTAAGATGGATGCAGAGGGTAATTGGCTGCTTATTAATCGTGAGGGCCACAAACTTGCAAAAGTATTCATTGGCGGAAAAGTAATAGCATGATTGAGAGTCTAACCATTACAGTCGCAATAGCTTTACTGATCCTCATTGTTATCTTTGACGATAACTTCCCAAACACATAAGTTTAGGGCGAAGGCTACTCAGGTTTATTCATACCACCTTCCTTAGAGAGTAGCCCAAGCCCACCAATAAAATATGTTTTCTTTTACCAGCAATCGCTTTCTCAACGAGCTTTCTTTCTTCCTCTAAGGCAACCCGGATTAAACCCTTCTCAGCCAAAGCGCTGACAGCTCTACCAACAGATCTGCGGTTCATACCTATCATCTTGGCGTAATAACTATAAGCATCATGCGAACTAAAGGTTTCATAGCGATAGCGCTCAACCACCGCCCACAGCACGAGCGTTTCTACCGGGCTAATATCTGTTCTCCCTGCTCGCGCCCTGAACCACGCCCACAGATGCGTTCTTAGTTTCTTCCAATCCCTGAAATCATTAACGAATCTTACATGCACAAACGCTGAATGTTCCTCGTTCTTTGGCACTCCATTAACGATCCACCAATATTGATCTTGCTCTCTCAATGTAGCGTTTCTCCCTCGCCTTCGCCTTCGCCTTCGCCTTCGCTCACGCTCTCGCACACGCTCTCTTCATCTACGACTGCCTCTAATGTTCCTAACAGAGTCACTCCCAGGTATTCGGCTTGCGCTTGCGCGCTAGCGAAATCTTTCGCATAGATCTTAGGCCCATCGTATTTAACTCCGTCCCACTCAAACTCAGTAATAAATATTTTCATGCTCTCTCCTTGTGTGAGAAAAATGCGCCAAGCATTTTCTCTCACTCTTATTATGTTATGTAGGGATATATGACGCTCTACGCTACCGCATAGGTACTGTACGCCACCTCATGGGTACTGTACGCCACCTCATGGGTACTCTACGCCACATCTCTCTTTAATTATTTTAATGTAATCCGGGTTTAATTCGATCAAAACTGCGTTGCGTTTATGGTTGTTTGCGACCAACCCGGTTGTGCCTGATCCAGCAAATGGATCTAGAACCAAGCCATCTTCTGGACAACCAGCTAAGATACAAGGTTCGATTAAATCTTGGGGAAAGGTTGCAAAATGAGCTCCCTTAAATGGTTTGGTGGTAACAGTCCAGACACTACGTTTGTTTTTCTTAGCAAGAGCTCCTATCTTAGACAAACCACCTCGTGTGTCCATGCCATACATCCCTTTGCCTTTTTTAATACTTTGAGGTGAGTTAGGCCCTTGTGGATACTTAGCATCTTCTTTAATTGCCTCATGATCGTAATAATATTTAGGTTTCTTTGAAAGTAAGAAGATATATTCATGGGCTTTGGTACAACGATCTCTAACACTTTCAGGCATAGGATTAGGTTTGTGCCAGATAATATCTTGTCTAAGATACCAACCATCGGCTTGTAAGGCCAAAGCCAATCTCCAAGGCATACCGATTAAATTCTTTTGTTTTAAATTAAAAGGTAAGTTTCTTTTACCAAGTTTTATAGATCCTTCCTTACCCCAATGCTTGTGTGATCCAATATCACCTGTGAATTCTTTGTTACCCCCTCTTATATAAGACATGGCATAACTATCACCCATGTTGAGCCATAAAGTCCCATCATCGCGCAGACAACGCTTTACTTCGCTAAAAACTGCAACCATGTTATCAATAAACTCTTCTGCGGTTTCTTCTAAACCAAGCTGATCTTCTTGGCCATAGTCCCTTAAACCCCAATAAGGTGGACTTGTAACGCAAGTATTAATAAATCCATCGTCTAATTCTTTGAGTTTTGTTAGCGCATCTCCTTGTAAAATCTGAATCATCAGTAATTCTCCTTGGCAAACGCTATTTGATGGATAATTTTTTCAATCGAATTCATTTCTTTTTGTTCATCTCTGGTTAATTTAGATGCCTTTTCTTTATCCACCAACAACTTACCTTTATCTGCAAGTGCATCAATTAGCAGTTGTTTTTCCTGGCTTGTAAGTATTAGTTTTATAGCCATAGTTATACCTCATTACCCCAAACGTCCCAACCAGGCGTTTTATCTCTTGCAAACAGTTCTATTCTTGGTAAATCGCCAAATAATAATTCAATGCGATTTCTTACCTCTTGTGGTTTTTTGCTGTGCTTAGTTCTCTCTGCTATTACCAATGATTCTATGTTGTTAGCCTGTTTGTATTTAGACATAGTGCCTTTTACTCCTAGCAGACAGATTTCACTACTTTTCATAGTCCAAGGTGCTACATTTTTACAGTAATTACCCTTTGATGTAGTTTTAATCCAATTAAATGCTATGGTTTTATATTTAAAACCCCATGCTTTAAACACCTCTAATGCCTCGTCTAAATGCGAATCTGTTACCCACATAAAGCAAACAGCATCATTTTTAATTATATTTTTTATTGGTAACTCTATAAGTTCTTGTAGTGTCATGGTGTTGTAATGATCACTTAAAGGTTTTATTTGGCTACCAATCGTATTATTAACTGCTGATTTGCTGCCATAGTGCCAAGGCGGATCAGCGTACACAATATTATATTTTTTGTTTGGTAGGTTTATTTGCATTTTTTTTCTCTCCTTTTCTTTTGTTAAAAATTCTATCGAAGTTCTCATCAAACTTAGATTTATCTATTGGTCTTGGTCTATCACCTTTTCCTGTCATTGTTTCTCCTTCTCCGCTTTGGCTAATTCTTCCTTACAATGATCAAGTCTTTCTTTAATTAGATCGTTTAATCTTTGAATCCAATCTAACTCTTTGTTTATTTTTTCTAATTTATCCATAGTTTTACTCCGTTTAAAAACCTTTCAAATCAAAGGCACTATCTACATAAGGTTCTAACACAGCATCTCGCCTAAACAATGTCTTGACAGACATATCGACTTCACCTGAGTTAGCCTTCACCACACCCCCTCGCACCACGCGCAGTCTGTCGTACTCCACTCCGTTTTCCAGACAAATACGCTCTGCTTCTGACTCATCGCCAAGCCATAGGCCTAAACACAGCCTATGACCATCCACGATGCCAGTTGCGCCTCGGAAACTTTCACGCGCTGCCAAAGCAGAATCTTCGCCACTTAGGGCTTGTTTCCGCATATGATGGATCGACAACACGCTACAGTTCATACGCGAGGAGATCGAGGCGCAGAGCTGACAATATAATTGTGCGGCTTCATTTGAACTACTTATCGGTGCGGCAGCCACCGCAGATAAGGTATCAATGCACACAAACTCTAAATTCTTGATGCCTTCTAACTCTTCAATGAGTTCATAGGCTTGTTCTGTAATATTTAACCCGGACGAATCTTCTCTAATAAGTGTCATAGGTTTAGGGGTGTCAGGGATGGTATAAGCAAAAACGTCATACTTTGTGTCATACCTTTTACCATGTGGATCAAGTGCTTGCAATCGTCTGGCGATTTCGCCTTGATCATCCTCGGCTGAGATATAAACTGCATTGCCTTGAGCTTTAACAGGTTGTCCCAACCACTCGCCCTCGCCTTGTGCTACTTTAAGTGCAAGATCTAAAGCCAACATCGACTTACCGACACCGCCAATCGCTGCAAGTAGGCTTGGTTTATTCTTTTCTAAGAGTCGGTCAACCAACCAAACTCTAGGCGGTGGATCACCAACAATGTTTCTAATGGCATACCGGGTTATACCAAACCCTTGTTCTAATATCTCTTGTTTGACCTTTTCCAAACCATGTTCAGCAAACATGTCGTTGTAATCGCCTGTAAGGCTCGGTATGCGCATGAAACAATTATAGATACCCGAGCATATGTCTTGTGCTTTACGCTGTCCCACGCCATGAGAATCGTTGTCAAAGCATATATACATCTTTGCATCGGTTTTCTTGCGTAAATTATTAACTGCATCCATACCAAAGTTAGCAGAGAATACACAGGCCACAGGGATGCGTGTTGCTTCCCAAATGGTGCTTGCAGTTGCGTAACCTTCACAGATTGCAAGTTCTTGTACGCTTCTTAACGAGTTGAAATCTGTACCAATCAAGAACACATTACCCTTGATTTCTCCACCCCCAGCGAATCTTTTACCCCCCTTTTTGTCAATGTACTGTAGAGAACGAATGTTGCCTGTAGTATCATATACACCGACTACAAGATTTCCCTTCTGGTCAACTTTTAAACCATAATTTTTAACTTTTTTACTTGTAAGGTACTCATGCTCCGTAATATTTTCAAAAGAACCGAAGAGAAGTTTTATCTCTTTAGCCACTTCTTCATGCCTCTCTTTTTCAGCTTTATCACGCCTCTCATGAGCCTCAAGCATTTGTTTCTTTAATTCTTGGTTCTGCTTGGGTGTTAGAGTATTGGTGTTAATAGAACTCCACTTACCCTCAAAGCCTGACTTCCAATTACCAAAGACAGCAAAGTAATTACCTTTGAGTTCATTAATACAATACCAACCTGATCGCTGATTAGATCTATCAGCCTTCGCGCCTGCGCCCTCTGCAACTCTTACTCTCACTAACTGCCCGGACGTATCTAAATGATCCACCAATAGACCATGATTACGCATTTCGTTAATGAGTTCGTTTAAATCTTTACCTTGTTTGTAGATGTTGTCCTGATTGACAACGATGCCTTCCTCTCCAAAAAATCTAGTCAGATCCATTTTGAATTACTCTCTCTATTCTCCCACTACGCGCTTGCTCATTCGCCCAAGTCATGTAGTTGTTTACAATAACACTAAAGAGTAACTCTCGATCCTTCCTTTCCCATTCGTGCATAACGTAACTCCCATTACTCTTTGCTATGTCTAAATAGGTTTGTTTAGATTTTTTGATAGTGTAGTCGATGCCATCCTCACAAGCTACAGCTATTCTTTTTAATTGTTTACCCTCGCGCACTTTCTCCATGTGTTCTATACAACATGCTCCATAAATTTTATTCTCTTGAACCACCATGTATGGCCCTGACGGAATGTAGCAATAGCCACATAACGCAGGGCGCATCTTTAGGGGGTTAAAATGGTATTTCGTCTGTTTCACTAGACTCTTCTTTTGGTGCTTCTTCTTTAGCAACCTTTGGAGTTTCTGTCACTTGCTCCGCAGGTTTCCAAGAATTACCAAATTTAGAATCTGTTTCAGGATAACCATTATCGTTAAGTACCACCGAACAGCTTACGCTTGTTCCTTTAAGATCATCGGTATCTTTAATACCACCATTAATGCCAGCAGCTTTAGCTAGCTTGGTCATTTCCTCTGCACCCATCTTCACATACTTTGGATCATCATGTCCGACTGTAATAGTGTGTGGGACAAAGTGTCCTGTACCTTGAATCTTAAAGTTAAGTTGCATACCCAACCATCCATTCTTTCCACTCTTGAGTTCCTCATTGGTTGAATTGTACTCAAGATTATATCTACCGGGTTTAAGTTCAGGTTTTGATTCCTCAACCTCAACACCATCAAAAAAGTTTGTAATATCCATAATTTACCCTTACTTTTTAAAATTAACCTGGATCATAAGAATCGTAGTCAGATAAATATTTAACTAGATCCTTACAATCCGCCTCAAGAGAAATAAGCCAATGTAGACCATCAACAGGTAAAGAATTGTCCTCTGGGTTAATTGAATCAATTTCATTATTCAAAGCATCTCTGCATAACTCTAAGGTTTTCTTCACTCTGTCAACTTCTCTAAATTGACTCACTTCAACATTTCCTCTCGAATGGTACTCCAATCAAAAGGCATTTCACCAGGTAGGCCATAGCGATTTTTTGCTAAGTAACCCGGCGCTTGTTCTGTAAAGATCTTTCTATCGCCTGCAATGGTTTTAGTAGTCATACCACCACCTTTGCCTTTGACCTGAACAGTACCAAGTTTGTAGTTACAAAAGAAAACTGCATCAGAATGTTCGACAATTAAGTCAGCAGCTTTTCTATGTAATTTGATTTCATGTCTATCATGCGGTTCTTGAGATGGATCTTCGTATCTCTTGATTTGGTTGTGTGCAATTTGCAAGACAGTAAAACCCTTATCTCTAAGTTTATTTAATATCTCAACATATTCTTTCCAACCATTAAGAGCTGTGACGTAACCTTTACCATATGCTGGTGTATCAATTTGCGCCCAACCATTCTCTTCACAGACATGATCCCATAATAAAGTTTCGCACCAATCAAGCGAATCAATGCAAATAACTTTATATTCTGTGTCGTTATTTAGTAACTCTCTAAGATTATCTAAAAATTCAACCCAAGACTTTGCTACAGGAAAGTGATCGCACTCAATCTTTCCTATGCCATCTTCTGATTGCACAATAATTACTTTACCCATGCTTGCAGCAAAGGTAGTTTTACCAATTCCGCCGGGGCCATATAGAACCATGATAGGCGGTTTTAATTTAGCTTTTTTTCTAATTGCAGATAGGCTCATTTAACCACCTCAACTTTTTTCTTAGGTTCTACAGCTTCTTTTAGTAAGTTGCTGTAATGCTTTGCGAGAATGTCTAGCTTTTCAACCTCAAAGTTTGCATTGCTAACAATCTCATTTTTTTGTCTATTGATTAACATTACCTTGTCATAAACAAGTCTATGTTCTTCAGACAGATCGCTTACTTTGTATTCTTTGTCATCATCAGCAAAGCCAAAAGTAAGTTCTTCGTTCTCTTTCGTCATAATTACTCTCCAGAGTTGCGTTTATATTCATCACAATCAGCTTTAGCATTACAAAATCTGCAATGATCTCCAAAGCTATATCGTGGGCTTTCCTCATCGCAAGCATCAGTAGCCTGCTTTAAGTCTGTAAAACCCCACTCCACTAAATTGGGAGCTGAGATTTCAAATGTCTTGATTTGATTTTTAACTCTTGGTTGCACAATAGTCAGCTCTAATGTGATATCCGGGTTGCTTGCACCATATCTAGTTAATGCACCAAGGCCATAAATCATAAGCTGTTTGTTCTTCATGGCTTCTACATTCCACTTGCCAGACTTTAAATCTATAACACAGATTCGATTGTCTGCTAGTAAAATGCAGTCAGCAGTACCATGACATTTATCAGAAATCTCTCCTAGATAAACTTTTTCTTCAATAACACGCTTTGCATTAAGTTCTTTTTGTCTTTTAATTATGTAATTGACATAAACTTCAGCACATTCAACCATATCTTCATCTATCTCAATCTCAAAATCTTCTACTATCTCTTTCCGCCCAAGCCAATAATCGCGCAAGCTCATATCGTTTAACCGATCCTTTAATAACATTTCAGTCATGGAATGGATCAATGTACCTGTAGCTGCAGGCAATCCAACAGTATATTCTGCTTGGTAATTTAGATATGCGGATGCCGGGCATTTGAACCAGCGATCAGCAGAAGAAGGACTAAATATCGCGTGAGTCATTATAGAGAACCCTAGAACCTTGTTCGAAGTTTTCGATATCTTTTATATCGTATAGGATCTTACCCTCTATCTTGTAATAGGCAGGGCCTATCTGTTTACCGCGCCAATTCTCTAATGTTCTGGAGCTTCTACCCCAACGATCAGCGAGTTCTTTGGTATCTATGAATTTTCTTTCGTTCATGATTGTTCCCTTATTGATTTGTTTCTTGTCGAATATACTAAATTACACTATCATATGCAAATAATATTTAACTGGAGATGATATGAGTATAGATGATGTGAGTGCGAGAGAGTGGGACGAAGCAATCAATGGTTTAGCTACCAACAGACAAGTAGGTGGCGATCATTATAAAAAGCTCAAAATCACTCCTACGGACTATGTTTATGCTAACAACTTGTCTTGGAATCTTGGTAATGTTGTTAAGTACGTTACCAGGAATAAGGACGATAGAGTCAAAGACTTGTTGAAAGCCAAGCACTATATCGACTTAGAACTTGAGATGGTGCATGGTGTTGATAGTGAGGGTAACAATATTGGGCCTTACACCATTGAAACTAAGGTCTAGGAGTATGGATATGAACTTTGCAGACTTTGATGATCCTGTAAAAAACGAATGTGAAGGCAAAAAGCCTATCCATTTGGACAGAGATTTAATGAGAGATTTTGTAATGTTTTGTCGTGCAAATCAAAAAGATCCTCAATGTGTAGCTGAATACCTAATTAAATTAGGTATTCATACACCAAATGAGAATCGTGTTTGTATTGATATAGGTAACTTATAGATCTCTTTCTATAATACTTTCTATGTGCTGACCAACCACCTGCGCATTAGCTATCGCTTGGTCTTGATGAATATGAGCATACCTTTGAGTGGTCGCTACATCTTTGTGGCCTAACAAGTTACCTACGTCTGATAAATTAATCTTTTGTAAAGACCAACTAGCATAAGAGTGTCTTATGTCATGCAGTCTTGCATCCGCACACCCCAGGCGCTTGCGCACCACATCCCATGCGTATCTGGGCGATTGGATGCCAATGATGTACTCGCTGTATCTATCGCATCGCTCAAGAATCTTGCGTACACCGGGCGTTATGTGAATGATGCGATCCTCACCAAGTTTATCGGTCTTATGCTCTTTAATAATCAATACATCGCCTTTGATGTCTGACCATTTAGCTTTCGCTATCTCACTCACTCGCGCACCTGTTAAGAGCAATAACCAGATAAAATTACACGCTTGCGTATAGCGTTTGTTCTCTCCTAGTACATCTAACTCTTCAGTTATTGCAATTAACTCATCATTCGTGAGATAGCGTTTGCGTTTGACTTCTCTGTTTTTAGGAATATGCAAAGCAGGATTGTTGTCAACCAAACTAAGCGTAATCGCTAAATTAAACATAGCCTTGAGGATAGAGAGGCACTTATTTGACGTATAGGGGGAACGATCAGTTATATCAAACAATAATGATGCAATATCACCACGAATGATATCTGATACCTCTCTATCTCCAAGAACTTTTCTTATGTCGTTGTCATAAAACTGTTGGGTACGTTTGATGCTTTTAACACCACGTCTTTGCATATCTTTGATGTAGGCCCTAAATAAATCATTGAGTTTCATGTTACAGCTCCATGTTTTTTAAGATGTGCGTAATCACTTCGATTGTCCAACCATTGCCTAACATCTTATATCTTTGTGTGTTGGATACATGATTGGTGTAATTATCTGGCACAGTCTGTAAGCGTTCACACTCTAAGGGCGTGAGCTTGCGCCAATAAACCTCTTGTGTGTTATCTCTTGTAAGGCTAATTCTGTGATCGTTATTTAAAGCAGGAGTTACTGTACCGACTTTACCATCATCTCTTGGTTGTAATTCCTTGGCTCTGAAAGGTGTATGATCTTTACCTGTCTTTTGCCTATTCTCTTTACGAGCCTTCTTAGCTTCTTCTGTTCTAACTTCTCTATAAGATTGAACAACAAGGTTGTCTTTAGTAAATGTACTAACTGCATTACTCTTTTCATCTTTTCTTGTTTCAAGCATTTGTTTAGGCTTAGTTTCTTTCCACTTAACATTTTTACCATTAACATATAAAGATCGACCACGCCATGCACCTGCTACTACTTTTGCATGTGTATTACCACCGCCACAAGTATTTAAAGTAGGCGATTTACCATCAGGCGAATACACACGTTTTAATATATCGTGACCATTGACATCAACTGCTGTTCCTACTTGTATGGGTTTTTGCTTTATGCCTGTTGCAGAAAATTTACCACCTTTACTTGTGTCATTTTCAAAATTAGCCTTAGATGATTTGTAATAATTACTTTTTATTACTGTCGATTTATCTGGTAAATCACTTGTATCGTCAACTAACATATTATCATCAACTGCTGTACCTATGTCTTGCGGAACTAAAGTCATACCATTATTACCTGCACCTTTATACATGGTTGCAGTCATACACAATGATTTTTCATCAAGGTTTTTATAATGCCTTTGGTTTCTTGCAGTATCTTTTACAGGATTTTCCCCATGATTTTCTTCTAATATATCTCTCAACACAATCCCTCTCTCTTCAGGTTGGCTTATGTTAGGTATATTAGTCCAATAATATCTTTGTCTGTTTTGTGCTGATACCAATGAACTATTAATAAAGATAGGCTCAATACCAAATGGAATCTCAGGATAACAAGCTGATACTTGTTCTGAAATAACTTGTAAGTATTCTTTTTTCATCTTGACATTCTCAAGCAAGAAATACTTAGGCTTGATTTCTTTTAATAAACGAATGAACTCAAAGAATAAAGCTGATCTTGGATCATCAAAAGCAAGTTGTTTACCTGCGAAACTAAATCCTTGGCATGGTGATCCTGCTAACATCAAGTCAACATCTTTAAAATCATTTGGATCTAAATTACAAACATCTCCAACTTGTATGGTTTCTGGAAAGTTTGCTTGAGTTACTTGCATAGCGTATTTATCTATCTCGCTTGCATAATAGGTGTCAACTTTAATACCAAGGCGATTGAGTGCTAGTTGTCCGCAACTCATACCATCAAATAAACTTAATACTTTCATCTTATCTCCTCAAATGTATTTTTATCATATTCATGTTGGTCGATGGATGGTTGGTATTCATCATTCATATTGTTGAAGGTGATATTTTCTGCCAATTTAGTAGCTTCATTGTAATCCTTTGCTTCAACTTCTAAGTATGATTTATATTCAACTCTCGTAGCTATTCTAAATAATTTCATAATCGTTCCCTTATGTGTATATAAGCGTAGATTAGTGTATATCAGATAATATGTCAATTATGTTTTTTATCGCATCATTGTTCTTCATATGTTCATCATCAATGGTGAGTTGATTTTGTTGCATAGGTTTTACAAAAACCACGTTGCGATATTTAAGAGAAACCAAAGCGAATATATCTATGGCTTGGTCTTTGTAAAATCTATCTTTGGTGTGCGCGCCTCTGCGCATATCAAATCGCCAATTAACTCTGCCTGTGTTGATCTTAGATGCGGTTTTGACTTGAACTTTATACAGCCGGGCTTCGTGTTCAAAGACTATATCTGCTTCTGAACCATGCGGAACAATAAGGACTGTATCAGATATTTGAGAGAGGAGTGCTGCTGTGAGATATTCACCTGATCGACCAACTCGTTCTGTGGCCCTTGGCATGGTTTAGATCATTATTCTGGGGTTGGTGATAACCTTCCTGATATATATGGAGCAGTTCTTTGTAATGCTTGTGATCCTGCCATTAGAGATCTTAATAATGCTTGTTGTGTTTGTGGTGTTTGATATGCACCCAAGACAGCAGAAGAAATGCCTAAAGATAAAGGATCGACAGCTCCTAAACCAGTTAAAGCTCCAGATGCTGTTAAAAATCTTGGTATCGTTCCTGATTCAGGTATCTCTCTGCCAATAACTTTTTCGGCTGCTTTACCAATATCTTGTAATCTACCCTCTCCAACAAAAGTTTTTCTTTTTCCTGTTGTTCTATCAAACCCTCTTGATTGTCTTAACAATTGTGTAGGTGTAAATAATGTATCTCCACCGCCTGCTGTTGCTGCTTTTGATATAACCAATAAGTCACCATATGCACTTTTAGCTTGCTGATAATTTTTAACAGCGCTTATTGGATTATTTTTAACCAAGTAATTAGAAAAATTATCGTAAAGAGAGCTAAAAACATCTCCTATTTCTCTTTGGTAAGCATCAGGGCTAGTAGAAAATCTTCTTGTTTCTCTATTTAAAAATGAATCTGCCTTTTGCAAATCTTCGCCAAAAAGTTTTCCTTCTTTGGCTTTTTGAAAAATCATTTTGTCCAACTTTTTATTAATAGATTTTATTTGTGTTTTTTCTAATCCACTATCTAGTAATAAGTCATCAAAAATAGTTTTGACTTCATTCACATTTTTAATTCGTAGATTTCTTACAGTTTGATTTAGTCTATTAGTAATTACATCCGCAAATTGTTTTGGAGCATCTTCAACACTAATATTTTTTGGTAATTGAAAACCTATTTTGTCTAAAACTTTATTGTAAGTTGCAATGTTAAAAGTTTCCTTACTTCTTTCAAGCGCTTCTTTTGTTCCAATAAAAGGTAAAGACGTAGCAGTTTCTTCAATTCTTCTTATTCCTGTGCCTATAGGGCCACCAAGTGCTTGTCCCGGTGTAAGTTCAACACCTTCTTCTATAAGTTTTTTAGCTTCAGGAGTTCTTGTAGGTAATACTTTTGCTGCTACACCACCAAGAACACCAGATATTGGAGCTGTAATTGCAGCGCCTTTTGCTCTTTCTTTGATGTCACCTTCTGTCATTCCTGCGCCATACAAAGCACCAACCCCTGCGCTTCTTGCTGCTGTACCTAATGCAGTTCTACCTAGACCTAAACCACCTGTTAATATACCGCCTGCTATTTCAGATCCATATGCTAGTCCAGGTGCTTGTTTTCTAAATGTTTCTAAGTCTGATCTTATTTCTTGTACTAAATCTTCGTATTTTTTATCGCTGCTTAAAGATCCTACAAATGCTTCAACCTCATCTCCAAAACCAAAAGCCAATCCTTGGCCTAAAGCAGATCTTAGAATATTTTTAAAATTTACTGATTCTTGTTGTTCAGTAATGCTTTTGTTTGGTGTGTAAGTTTTACCTTTTAGTTTTTCTGCCATATTAATCGAAGTCTGTTAATCTAAATACTGTCAATCTTGGTTGTCTAGGATTTGTAACATCAATATAAACTTCACCATTCCTAATTTTTCCTTTATCAAACAAATCTCCTATATCTTCAGTTTGCAAGTTTATTTGTTGATAAAGTGCAGGAACTAAATCATTTTTTCTTATAAATCTGTTAAAACCAGTTGTGTCGCCTTTAAATTTTTTAAAATAATCTTCTTTCAATTCAAGTAAGATTTGATCTCTTTTAGCTTGCTGTATCATTGTTCCTAACAATAATTCGTTTGCCTCTTTAGTATTACCAAGACCAATAGTTGCTTGACTAAATAAATTTGCCTCAAAATCAGAAGTAGCACCAGATCCGGGTGGTCGCATACGCGGAATAGTATAACTAGATAATGCATTAAATAATTGTTGTTGATTCACCTCAGTAGCATCTTGACCAGTTATATCATTATAAAAAGTTTTTAAATCTAAGGTTAATTCTTGTGTAGGCCCTGTTTTGAAATCTTCCCCTTGAACTATAATTTGTGCTGTTTCAAGTTTTGGTAATAATTCATTGGATGTAGCTGAAAGTTCTCTTGTATCTTCAAGATCTTTTTTACCAAGTTCAACTAAACTTTTTGCAAAATCTGTTTCTTTAGTTTGGTCTATATTAAAAGACATTGCTCCTGACTTTTTAAAATCAGCATATGTGCCTGTATAACCTTGTCTTTGAGCATATTCGAATTCTTCTACTGAAGAAGGTTTATCAAAATCAAATGTTGAAGTTAATATTTGTGAGGCTAGTGTTGGGCTTTCTGAAACAAGTTTTATCATTTCTTCGTTTGCACCTTGTGACCTTAAATAATTACCTGCATATTTCGCTAAATTTTCTTGCTTTTTCATTTCTTGCAAAGCAAGTGCTTGTTGTGCAAATTGTGGATCACCACGCAAAGCACCGCCTAAAGCAAAAGCCATAAGACGTAATCTTTCGTTTTTATCAGAAGTTTGCGGTGTTGGTGTTGTTGGTAAAGTTCCTCTTGACATTATTCTAATATGATCCCCCAGGTAAAAATCTTGTTATTCCACCACCCATTCCTGATCCTGCCGCACTTGCGCCACCACTAAACAATCCTGAGAATGGATTACCAAATAATCCGTAGAGCTGTAAACCTGTACCTATCACATCGCCTAGACCTGTACTTCTTTTGCTTGCTGTAGAAACAGGAACTTGTCCTGGTAAACCACTTTGTAATAAACCAAGTTGTTGAGGGCCATAAGCTAATGCTCTTTGGAACTCTTGGTAAGGCACTTGAAGTGCTTGTTGTTGCAACATTCTTTGTTGCTCGCCTATCGCACCCAAAGCACCAAGTCTTGCTCTTTGTTCAGCACCAAGACTACCTAATAAACCTGCTTGAAACTGTCTACCTGCCATTTCTCTAGCAATATCAGACTCGGCTGCTCTTTGAGCTTGCTCAAATCCTGCTTGTCTTAGCCCGGCAGAAGTTCTAGCCATTTGCTCTATAAATGGTCTTTGTGATTCTGCCTCTAAAATAGCAGATCGTGAACCACCAAAAGCACCTGCGCCAAGCGCTACATCTTGTGCTTGTTGTCTAGCTATGTCAGCTCTACGCTGAATATCACCAAGTGTGGTTTCTATAACTTGTTCTTGAAAAGGTGATTGATATGCACCAATGTCAGCTCCTAAAAGACTAGGAGTAGGTGCTTGAGCTATATCTCTAATACCTGTAACAGGATCGTATTCCATGCCTGTTTCAAACAATCCGCGAGTTGCTTCAAACTGTCTTAATTGATCCGGGGTAAATCCTGCAACTCTTGGCCCTGTATATGGAACAAAAGGTTGCCCGGCTACACCTCTAGCAGCTTGGAAAACTTCCTGCTGTTGTTGTTGAACATACTCTGGGATTGATTGTGTTGTTGTAGTTTTGCCTTTACTCATAAGTCTTTTCTTATCATATATTCTGGCTCAAAGCCTAAATGTTTTAGTTTTCTTAACCATCCTTTTCGACCACCGCCATATAATCTTTTACATCCTGCGGCTTTTGCAAATGCCTCTATAGATGGCAACATTTCTTCTAATTCTTTGTAATCTCCACCACAAAACAACAAGTTTAATGCTGTATTCTGTGGGAATACTACAAATTCTGTAACCATTGCAGATCTCTCTGCGGGCCACAAATGGAATAATCCATGCCTTATTTTATCTTCAATATCGTCTAATGTATAGGAATCTTGGTGTTTGATAGCCTTTGCAATCCAATGTTTACAGCGATTCCATTCAATCTCCCAAGCATCTTTCTTGGGAAACTCAACAATATTAGTCGCCTTTTCCATATTCAATAATGCTTAAAACCAAGTCAATGTTTGCATGATTGACTTGTGCTTTTAATATTTCACCTTGTAATAGAACAATACCTGCATTGGTAACTAATTCTTCAGTAGCGTGTGCTGCTATGTTTTTTTGTTTATAAATAAAAAATTCAGTAGAGCTAGTATCAGTAATTGATACATCTAAATTAGTTTGCTGATTACCATGATCGCAAGCTAAAAAACTTTTAACAATAACAAAGTCAAAATCACCACCGCTAGGTGCTGTGTATATGGTTTGCTGTGTGGTAGCTGAAAAAGAATATTTAACATTGATAGCACGTTGTATGTACTGTCGTTGTGAGGATAGATCCATTATCTTTTACCTCTATTCTTTACATCTAAGCGTATATTACCGACTTGAAAGTCTTGAGTTTTACTGCCTGTGACTGTCATTTGTACTTGTCTTGCGGTAAATCTTGCATCGGTATAACCATCATTTTCAAAAGTAAAACTACCAAAGTCTGTTTCAGGGCCTAGAGGAGTAAATTTTCCTTTGAAACTAAGGGTTACACCAGGTAAAGAGTTTGCTTCTTCGTCTGGAATAATCTGATTACATTGCACATATCTGTCACCATTACCTATTTGTATTGGCCCTGTTTGACAGAAAGGTACTTGAGAATTAATGCTGGGTGAATTATCTAAAGATGTTGATTCGTGTTCGTAAACAAAACCACTAGAATCACCTGCGATTGGATAAGTAAATGCACCTTGGTCAATCCATGCACCACGATCCATAGAACCTATTGACCAAACATTATCAACATAGTTCCATATCACATATTTGTTTGATGAATATTGCGAATCGCCTACAGGAAATCCCCACCATATCTCATTAAAGTTAGAGTTATGTCCACCCCATGATGCGGCTCTACCTGGCACATTGATGTTATCAAAAACATAATCATGCACATCGCATTTGATCTCTCTAACCACACCATCATAAACAAAGAACGAATTTTCACCCATCCATGCTAAAAAGTTTCCTGTAGATACTACAGCTTTAGGGCTTATGGATTTACAGTTTTGACCTGCATCAGCAATTCCATAAACAAAAGGTGAGCCAGAATAATACATTCTGTTGATACCTGTATCACTAAAAATTATGACATCAGATCTAAACTTAACAGCAAATAAGGCTCGTCCACCTGTAGGGATAATTAAATCACCTGCAGTATTGGTTGCTTTTGATGTCCAAGTATTACGATCTTCTCTAGTTGACCATGCAATCTTTCTTGGATCACTTGCTGAACCTATGGCTACTAAATGTCTTTCATTGGTTACCAGTGTTGATAAATTACCTGTAGGTGCGTTGGTGACTACAGTTGCAATGGTGTCGGCTGTACCGCCTGAGTTTGGTCGCCATTTGTAAATTTTGCCATCTTTAGAAAAGGTAAAGACTAAATCCTCACCCCAATTATCAAAAGAAAAATAACCTGCTTGTAAAACTAAACCTGATTGACTTCTTGCATCGCCATAATCTTCAACACCCCAATGATAAGCACCATAGCCTAAGGGATCATCGCTTGCATCATTTACAAAACCTACGGGTGTTATATCAGTCCAAGTGTTGTTATATAAAACATATACCTTTTGTCGCGTACCAACCGCAAGGATGTTTTCACCTGTGTTGTCTTTATATGCAAATAGACCAATAACTCCGCCTGTGAGTGCTGTATCTCTTAATTTATCCCAACCACCGATAGGTTTTAGGTAGCCATTCTCAAAACGCACTAAATCACCATCTACCCAACGACCTTTGTTAGCGTAGTCAGTTCCGTTTTTTACGATCCCTGCTGGGGGTGTTATTGGAAATAATGCCATAGCCTCATTGTATAAGAGCTTGGTTTATGTGTCATTAAGAAGATGGAGCTGTAGGCCATTCTCCTAATGGTCTTACTGGTGGGTTGGCATCATTGTAAACATAGAGTGCTTCTAATCCATCAACATCAGTTACATCATCAATTAAACCCTTCATGGTTGCGGCTGTTGACCTAACATTAGTTCTGTAAGTTGACCAATCTGAAGGTATAGCTGTACCTGCTTCTTGATTTCGTACAACTAACCAATCGTTTGGTTTTAAAAATCCATAAGCCTGACTATCTATAACTTCTTTATGTAATGTTTTAAGGCCTTTGGTTACAACACCATCATCATTGGTTGAATCATCTAATGGCCTTGCAGTTGCAGTTCCGTATGAAGCGGTGACTGTGTCGTCTGCAAAACTAAATGATTGATCGGTGTTAATGTAATATTCAGGGTTTTTATAATTGGTGTTATCAATAACCACCTCATATATACCTATGCCCTCAAGATCATCGCTTGACCATATGCTAAAGATATTGGAAGGATAGTTTACATCCCCAATAGTGATAGCTTTGGCTCTTGGAAAGACCTTGCTTACTTCGTTGTTTTCTACTAATGCCCACATAATTAATTCCTATTATATATTATCTTGCTGTTGTTGGTATCCCTGTTGATGTTACAAATGGTTGGTGTGCAAAACACATATATACATATGTGCCGCCACTAACATTTATTTGTGATGATGTTCTAAGTTTGAAGCCATTACTTAAAGCATCTATATCAAAGTCTGAGGCATGAGTGCCTTCAGCTTCATCTAAATTTGCGTTAACTCTTTCATCTAATGGATTGCTACCATCTGATGAGCTTCTTTTAGTATCATAAATTCTCCAATGATAGCCTGAAGTGTCTGATCTTTTTACCATAATCCAACGAGGCTTAAAACCTGTATAAACAAAAACACCATCCGAGCTTCCATTACCAAAATATTTCCCAAACTTTGAAAAGCCTTGTTTTTCTGCAAATACATAGCTTACATAGTTATAAGCACCATTAACACTAAAATCTGTACCTACTCCAAAAGTTGTTGATGCAACCCCTGTATGCAAAACTGTGCTTGAATTGTGAGCAGAAGTATCATTTAAATTTAATGAGCCTGTAGAGCCTGCACCACTATGGAAAACTCTCCAATCTTCAGCCCTATTTCTTGCTCTAGTAATAACAACTGAAGGGGTAGTTCCCAATCCATGTCCTATATTTCTTGCAGTATTGTTTGCAGGGGAATAAGTGACAATGCTAAATCCTGCATCAGAGTTTACTTGTACTGTAGAATTTATATCCCCGTCTGAATTAGTTGAGGTAGTGCCACCATTAGCTTTCCATTGAAAAGCAACAAATGTATCGCTTGCACCATTAACACCACTATTTGTTCCTACTGTAAAACCATCGGTATCAAATTGTGTTAAAAGCTGTGCATCGGCAGCTTCTACACCACTTCCGTTTGTTACTAATTCATTTGTTGCACCTCTAGTAGAATCAAATAAACTATTATTTCCTGATGAGTTTCTTTTTTTAATCCAAACCCAGTCAGGTTTTAAATCAGAATTTCCATCATTACCAACCGATTGTGTTGAGCCTGTTCCTGTATAAAGTTGCACATGAAAATTTGCTGATGGATCATTAATACTTGTATAAGCCATTATCCGTACTCCGCTAAATTTTTAGTGCAAATTGCATAGTAGCCTGTCGGTGGTGCAAATTCAAAAACACCATACCCATTTGCATCACTTACCGCACTAGATACTGGAAAAGCGTTATAGCCACCAAAGTTTACAAAAAAGTTTTTATTAGGATGATACATAGATGTGCAAATCATGTGAGGTTCGTCTGCTACCGCAAAACCACCTGTACCACTAGAACCACTTGTCGGATCGCCATCGGCTGAACCATTATTATGCCAAGCACCGCCATTTATTCTTGAATAAACAAAATTATTATCCATGTCTAATGCGATGCATAAAATGTCACCTGAATTTACAGTATTGGTAGGTGGACTAATGGTGCTTCCATCATCATACCTAAATCTTGTTGAATCCCAATACCATCCTATGCCATCACCACTTGATTGACCACCATAGAAACTTGCATAGGCACTGTTTCCAAATCTAGCAGTAGGCACAATACTTGTCATAATTGCATCACCATCAATCGTACCAGGATGCTTTGCTTCAAAATACCATTTTCCACTGGACAAAGATATGGTTGCCATATTAGTTCTCCAACCTGTACCTGAATCTGTTGTAAGTTTTGTGCCACCTTCTGTATGTGAAATACTATCTGTACCATTATAAGGTTGAATTAAAAGTGGAGTACAAAAACTATTAGTAGGTGTATCACCAGCTTGGTCAACTGCTGATACATTATTTAAAGTAAAGTCGTGATTATTACCACTTTTATCTTCACCTAAATTAGAAGAATTTTCAAAGTCTAAGTAAAACCCATTGTTACCATAAGTGCCAGTATATTGTTTAGGTTTCCAAATTCCACTATCCCCATCATATTCACCAAAGTCTGTAGGTGCTAATGCTTGACCATCTACAAAGTGTGTTTCAGCGATATAAGCAGAAATGTCATACACACCCTCACCAATTAATACAGACTTACCATTTTCTCCATTTGGTGTATCGTGATTTAATGGAATTACTGAGGAACGATTATCAGTATCAAATG